AAAGGCAGCCGATCTTTCGGGTAGCAGCGCGGGAACGCCTGCACCGACAGCGCGCACGACTGGGACGTCCGCAGGATCTCCAGCGTGAACCCCACGAAGAACGCCTGTTCGATCTCGTTGGCGAGCCACTTATGCGCAAGCACGTCCCACCACACGCGCATGGACGACTCGCCCGGCCCCGCTTTCACCGGAACCCATCGACCGCCGGCGCGCTTCAGTTTGCCGCCCGGCGGGTTGAGAAACACGCGCCCGTGCCACGTCTGCACCAGGCCGTCATCGGCGATCCCGTAGAACGTCGTCGCTCTAACGCGCTCGTTGAACTCGGCGCAACTCGCCGGGTCGCAGTCGATCCCGCCCATGAGCGACCGCGCCCGCTCTACGATGTCCACAGGCGTCGGGTGCTCATTCGTAGCCGAGCCGTGCTGCGCGACGGTCATCCCGTCACGATCAGGAAAGCCCACGCCGCCGCTGTACCGGCAAGGCAGGCGGCCACGAAAATCCTGAGAGCTAGGAGGCGCCTCCTACGACGTGTCTCGGCTTCCTGGGATTCGGTGAGCCAGTTGGAGATGGGAGGGGCGGTCACGGGGCCTCGCAAACGCAACGGACCTTGACTACGCCACCGGCCAGCGCGCGTCGCTTACTCACCTCGGCATGGACGACGGCGCCGATGTTCACCGCCAGCATCGCGAAGACGACCGTGGTCAGAATCCACGGTCGTTTAGCCAACCAAACCGCGAACCGCTCGCCAACCTTCACCGTCCCACCCGCTTCCCCAGCCTCACCACGGCAGCCAGGGCTTGCCTTCCCGTCTTACCGGAGGGCAGGCGGGCGACGGTTCGGTTGTGGTTCCCTCCACCCCAGGGGTCCAGGCCACCGGCTTTCACCGACGTGCGGACCTTCAACCCACGAACGCGTTCCAGTTGACTCGCGACCGAACTCAGCATGATCGACCTCCGTTTACAGTTCGTGACCAGAAGTACCGCCCGCATCCGACAGCACGCGGGTTGTGACGCTCGAATGCGGGTCAGGTCTGCGAGCGGGGCTACCGTTCACGAAACTGCGAGTCTCGAGCGTCACGAGAGACAAGCTACCTCGACCGCGCGAATCTCGTCAAGTACGTGTTGCGTTTTTTTTCGATCGTGGGGCGCGCTGCGGTGGAACACGGGCCGCTTCCGCCATGAGAGCCGCTACGTGGCGAGCTCCGTCCAGCTTGTCCCGGTGGATGTACCGTTCCAGGGTCGCCGTCCGTTCGTGGCCCATCACGTCCATGAGGGCGCCTGGTCGAACACCGGCAGCGTCGGCGGCTGTCGCTCCAGCGTGACGCAGGTGGTGTGCGGAGATGGTCTCGCCCTCGGCTGCTCGAGCGTCGAGGTTCCCGTGCTGGCAGGCCCAGCGGAACCACCCCCGCATCGTCGTCTCCCCGAGTAGCTTCCCAGTGTCGGGATTCGCGAAGATGTAGTTCGTCCCCGGGATCGTCGGCACGTCTTCGATGGCCTCCAGTGTTCTCGGGGTCAGCGTTACGATCCGTCGCTTACCGTTCTTCGTTGCCTCCGAGAGCCGGTAGTCTCCCCCGGCCTCGATGTAGTCCCGCCGGCAGTGACGGGCTTCGTTGAACCGCATCATGCTATCGAAACAGAGCAGGATGAACGCGCGAAGCTGGGCGGCCTGCCTCCCGTCGTCGTCCTCCGGCAGTAGCCGGCGATCTCGCTTCTGACTGGCGGCCTCGAGCATGGCCGTCACGTCCCAGTGGCGCAGCTCGGTTTCCCGCCGGCACTTCACCTTGACGTACTTGGCCATGGCCAGGGGGTTGAACTTTATGATCTGGTTGGCCACGGCCCAGTCCAGGAGGGCCTTCAGACGCTGTAGCTCGACGTTCAGCGTGACTTCTTTGCACGGCTGGCCCCGACGGTGGTTCTCCTGCCTCCTGCGGGCTCTGTGGGCCTCCCAGGCGATCGGGGTTATGTCGGGGGCTGGCATCTGGCCCAAGCCCGCCAGCGTTGGCATAAGCCGGTGCCACTCCCCCCGCCAGCTCTTGCCGTGCCACTTGTGAGGGGCGTAGAGCCAGTACAGGCAGTTGACGCTCGGCGCCGCTGGCGACGTCTCGGGGGCCAGTAGAGCCAGCAGCCGGGCCTGCGTGGCCACCGTTCGGCGGAGTTCGGCGTTTTCGGCACGAAGCTCTGCAATGGCGCTGACAGACGGCGTCAGTCCACGGGCGCGCGAAGGCGTATCCGGCTGGTCAAGCCGGGAGGTAACCCCCAATAGAAATCCCTCTCCCCCTATGCGCCAAGCGGCGCAGAGAGGATTTCTTGGTTGCTAGAAATCTGTCAACCGCATTACACGGCTGTAATGTTCCGGCCCGTGCCGGACGCGGTGCTACTCACCCCTGGCTACGAAACTTTCTCCGGTACGTGCTCAGCGACGACCCGGGCAAGGTCCTCGACGGCTCGCCTGACATCGGCCTCGATCGCCGGGTAGCGGTAGAAGGTCATCGGGTGGTACTCGGTGACGTTGATCCGGTTGCCGTTGTATCGGGCAACGAACACGTCGTAGGTGAAGGCGTAGGCGTCGAACATGACGAGGTAGGCCCGCCATTGGAGGCTGTCGAGATACCGCTCAGCGTCCCATCGCTCGGTCAACTTCTGATCGTGGACTCGCCGGCCGTGGAGCCCATCCACCTTACCGACGAGGGTTACCGGCCCCGATGAGGTGTGTAGCAACCACTCGCCTTTGAGCTCGCGGACGGGTGGTATCTCGAGCGTCGTGTCCAGGCCCGTAAAATCGAACGTCCACGGGGTCACCGTTCGCTCCACCATGGCGGTCCCCTCGATCGCGTTCTCCATCAGTTTGGCGAACGCCTTCCCCGCTTCCATTTGCGGGGTTGGCTCGGACACGCCTCGGAGCCGTTCCACCAGCGCGACGAGATCTTGATCGTCCCGCTCGCGCCAGTGGCGATAGCTTTCGAGGTCGGTTACCGACAGACGGATCACGCGGCGGCCGAAGGCGCGGCGAACGCCCCCGCCTTCTTGTCGAAGGTGTACCCCTTCGCCTTGGCGGCCTTCACGAGCATCTTCTTGGCGTTGTCGCGGACGCTGGAGTCCAGCCCCTTCGCCTGCTCCACCAGCCCCGTGAAGTCATCGGGGGAGTCGCACTCGTTGACAGCGATCTGCCACTCGTCCAGCAGGCCCACCGCGGCGGTCTGCTCCACCGACATGGCGTTGAGGGCCGCCTTGGTCTGCGTGATCACGCCGGCCAGGAAGTTGGAGCCCGTCCCGAAGTCCGGGACTTCGATCGGCGAGAGTCCAGCCGGGTTCTTTCCGAACGCAGTGTCAGACGGAGAGAAGTTGAGGAACCGCTTCCCGTTCCGCAGGTACAGCCGGCCCATGGCGTCCGAGGCCTTGTAGATTTCGTTCTTCGAACCGCCTTGGATGTCGAGGCGTTCGTTCACGTCGTCGCCGTTCTTCTGCTCGTCGGAGTGAGAGAGCAGGACCACGTCCAGGCCGAACGACCGGATCAGTTTCGTCCAGGTCGTGAACACCGACTTGAGCTCGCCGTAGCCCTGGAGAGACAGCGCACCGTTACGATTCCCCGCCTTCGGGTTCTGGCGGATGATGTGGGCCGTGAGGGCGTCGAGGGCCCGCCCCGCCGTGTCGACCGCGAGTGTCTTGTAGCCCTTGAGGTCGTCGGCGGTGATCGACGTGACGTCCTCCCACTTCGCGACCTGGACCACGTCCCCCCGGTTCTTGGCCCGGTATGACCCGTTGTCGAAGTCGAGGAGCAGACATGACTCGGCGGTGCACGCCGTCGAGGTCTTCCCGATCCCCGGGACCGCGTAAACGGTCATGACGATCTGCTCCACCTTGATCGGCTCGGACGCTTTCGTGATTCGAAGGGCCATGGGTCACCGGATCCTTTCGTCGTCATCGTTCGGGTTCGGTCTCTCTGGGAATCGCACAGGGGGAGGCTTGCTCTCCTCGGCCAGTTGCTTCAGGGCTTCGATGACCGCCATGCAGAGGTTGTTGGCGCGCTCCCTCGCAAGAGCCTCGGTCAGAACCTCTCCCT